AAAGAAAGGGTGGTCTCTTTTTCCGTTGTCACAATTGTGGAGCCTCTACCACACTAGGTAAGTTCATCTCTCAGGTCGACTCCGCACTGGGAGAAGAATATAAGGTAGAGAAGTTTCGCCAGGGAAGTCATAAAAACAACCCAGTCGAAAAACCTCCTGTCTCAGTTCAACAACAAGAACTCTCCAAAAAAGTCGAGGATAACTATATCGGTCTCAAGTCGGTACACACTCTACCGAACGACCACATCGCGTGGCACTTTTGTGAGAAGAGACTCATTCCCTACGACGCAAGAAAAGAACTCTACTTCGCCCCAAGGTTCAAACAGTGGGTGACATCCAAGAGTGATAACCCAAGATACCAAGAGTTTGTGGATGACCCTAGACTGGTAATTCCATTTTACGATGCGAATGGTAGACTCATCGCATGTCAGGGACGGAGTCTGATGAAATCCTCTATTCGGTATCTGACTGTCAAGATAGTAGAGGATGCCCCAAAGGTATATGGTCTCGAAAGGTGGAGACCTCAAGAGAGAACCTACGTGGTGGAAGGTCCGTTGGACAGTCTGTTTTTGGACAACTGTCTGGCTGTCGCAGGTGCCGACCTTACGGAATACAGTTTACTAAATAAGAAACTTACCACATTGGTGTTCGATAATGAACCTCGCAACCCTATCACTGTCAAGAAAATATCCACCGCAATTGACAGGGGTTGGACAGTATTCATTCCTCCAGAACACTTCTCAGGTAAAGACATCAACGAAGCAATACTCGCAGGTCACAGGGGAATCCAGTCTATCATAGACTCAAACTCCCACGATGGTCCTGTAGCATCATTGAAATTATCATTATGGAAAAAGTGAAAATACACGACCACGGCTTTGTCCAGTTGGTCGACCACATGGGTACAGACGAGTCAATAGAAAATGCGGCTCGTATAAGTTATGGTGAAGGTACGAGAAAGAAAAGTGAGACAGAGGGTCTCATTCGGTATTTGATGCGTCATAGACACACATCACCTTTTGAGATGTGTGAAGTTGTCTTTCATTTGAAGTTACCAATATTTGTAATGAGACAACTGGTTCGTCATCGTACTGCATCGTTGAATGAATACTCAGGTAGATACTCAGTCATGAGTGATGAGTTTTATGTACCTAGTAGAGAATATCTTAGAAAGCAATCAACGACAAATAAACAAGGTAGGTCAGATGAGTTACTTGACAACGTGGGACTACTACAATACGAATACAATCGTTCTCACGATGGAAGTAATACCGCATACCAAAACCTATTAAGAGAAGATGTGTCAAGGGAAATAGCACGGGCAGTGCTCCCTGTATCCAATTATACTGAAGTCGTATGGAAGAGTGACCTCCATAACTTTTTTCACATGGTCAAGTTACGTAGTGACGCACATGCACAACAAGAAATAAGAGACTACTCAGATGCCATGTATGAAATAGTGAAACCACTCTATCCTATATCTTGTCAAGCTTTCGAAGATTATGTTCTCAATAGTGTGAGTTTTTCGCAGAAGGAAATGCGAATGTTAAAGGAACAATTGAATGGAAGTTGGACTATGGACAATCTCGGCCGTGGTCTTTCGAAACGAGAACAAACAGAATTTTTGGAGAAGCTAAAATGAGCGATACCGCAGCGTGGGCAGAACAAAAGGAAATGGATAAAAAGGCTAGCCAAGCCAAACTCGCTAAACCTATTAGAGAATTACCTACCTTCTATCAGCAGTTCATTCATAAGTCCAGATATGCAAGATGGGACTATAACTTACAAAGAAGGGAAAGTTGGGGGGAAACAGTATCAAGGTATGTCAACTTTTTTGACAACCATCTAGACAAGAACTATAGTTACAAACTGAAAGATGATGAGAAGGCCGAACTAAGAGAGTCTATCGGAGAACTCAAAGTCATGCCATCGATGCGGTGTATGATGACCGCGGGTGAGGCACTGGAGAAAGAAAATATCGCTGGGTACAACTGTTCGTTTGTTGCAGTTGATACACCAAGGGCTTTTGATGAGATACTCTATGTTCTGATGAATGGAACAGGAGTAGGTTTCTCAGTAGAGACCAAATACACAAACAAGATGCCTGTCATTCATGAGGAGTTTCATCCCACGGATACAACCATCGTAGTAGCTGATTCCAAACTGGGATGGGCAAAGGCATTAAAACAACTTATTGCTTTATTATACAACGGAGAAGTTCCAAGTTGGGATGTCTCCAAGGTACGACCCGCAGGTTCACCACTCAAGACATTCGGTGGCCGTGCTTCTGGGCCCGAACCTTTAGTCAACTTGTTCAACTTCTGTGTCTCCAAGTTCAAAACGGCGGCAGGTAGAAAGTTGACATCCCTAGAGTGTCATGACATCGTATGTAAAATTGCTGAGATTGTGGTCGTTGGGGGAGTAAGACGTTCTGCGTTGATTTCTCTATCTGACCTCAATGACAGGGATATGAGATACGCAAAAAGTGGTAACTGGTGGGAGAGTGAAGGTCAAAGGGCTTTGTCAAACAACTCTGTCAACTATCATGAAAAGCCTGGTATGGGTTCGTTCATGAAAGAGTGGTTGTCGTTGTATGATTCTAAGTCAGGTGAAAGAGGTATCTTCAGTTCTTTCGCATCAAAGACATCAATAGAAAGGCTAAATGAACGACATCGAACTAGACTGGATAGACGAGGATTATCAGATGGAACTGGAAGAGGAGTCAACGATAGAGGAGGAGATGGAGCTGGACGAACTGGAGATGATAGCGGAGGAGATGTTCGAAGGCGTGAACCGCGAGATGACTTTGGCACAAATCCGTGCAGTGAGATCATTCTTCGCTCAAGGGAATTCTGCAACCTTTCTGAAGTCGTTGTCCGAAGGTCAGACTCTCTTAAATCTCTCAAAACAAAAGTCCGTGTTGCGACAATCCTTGGAACGCTTCAATCCACTCTTACCAACTTCAAATACCTGACAAAAGAATGGCAGAATAACTGTCAAGAAGAAAGACTTCTGGGTGTATCAATGACTGGTATCATGGACCACCCAGTATGTAATGGGTCAGAGGGAGAAGAAAAACTCCGTAAATGGTTAACAGAAATGAGGGAGGTCGCCGTTGACACAAACGAAGAATGGGCGGACAAACTTGGAATCGAGAGGTCAGCAGCAATCACGTGCGTTAAACCTTCTGGTACAGTTAGCCAGTTGGTCGATTCTGCCTCTGGTATACATGCTCGCCATAACCCATACTACATTCGGACTGTACGTGCGGACAACAAAGACCCGCTCTGTCAGTTCATGAAAGAAGTTGGATTCCCTAACGAACCTGACTTCATGAAACCCGACCACACGACTGTGTTCTCATTCCCTATGAAGGCACCAGACGATGCCGTCATGAGGTATGACAGAGATGCCATTGAACAAATGGAACTCTGGAAAATCTACCTTGAGGACTGGTGTGAACACAAACCATCTATCACTGTATCTGTAAAAGAAGACGAATGGATGAAAGTTGGTTCGTGGGTCTATGATAACTTAGATGATATCTCTGGAATCTCATTCCTACCATTCAGTGACCACGTTTATGCACAGGCTCCATATCAAGACTGTGACGAACAGGGTTACAATGAGTTACTGGAAAAGATGCCTAAGAACGTGAATTGGGAAGAAGTTTCAAGATTTGAGGCTCAAGACTACACGGCTGGGGCTCAGGAACTTGCTTGTGCAGCTGATGGTGGTTGTGAGGTAGTTGATATCTAGACAATTAAAGATTACTAAATACTTTGAGGATTTTATGGCTACACCACAAGAAATGTTAAAAAGTCTAGTTGATAACGATGTTAACGCGTTCAAAGACCAAGTTGAGGCAGACTTGCAAGACCGCATTCGTCAACAAATAGACTTAAAGAAAATAGAAGTTGCGAAAAATCTTGTAACTGGTGAAACAGAGGAAAACTGAGGAGAATAGTTGAAGAACTTTTCAGAGTTGATGGAAGGTCCAGTCCCAGGCTTTCGTATGACTGGCGGCGCAAGAGGAAAGGCTCCCAAAAGAGTCAAGTTTTTCTTTTGCGGTGCTGGTAGAAAACGAAAGTCTATGGGTCCAGGCAAACCACCAAGATGTCTCCCTAAAGGTGTACCAACTAAGACTGGTGCAGCGAAGATACGAGACATGATGGGACGAAGAAAAGCTCAGAAGACAAAAAAGGCATTAGGCCCTGCGTATAAGAAACGTGTGGCTTTCAAACATTCGATAGCTATGCAGTTTCGTAAGAAACAGGGCATAAGAAACTATGGGAAGTCAGCATGAAACTGATAAAAGAATTCAACGAAGACCTTCTTTGTGAGGCTGTCACTTCTGAGTCGAAAGACGGAAAGAAGGACTATTTCATAGAGGGAGTTTTTCTGCAGGGAGACATTAAGAACAGAAATGGTCGAGTGTATCCCAAACCTGTACTCCAAAAGGAAGTCAAACGATATACTAAGGAGTACATTAATAAGCAAAGAGCATTCGGAGAATTAGGTCATCCTGACTCTCCAACAGTAAACCTTGATCGTGCATCCCACATGATCAAAGAACTTAATGAAGATGGTTCCAACTATATTGGTAGGGCTAAGATTATGAGCACACCTATGGGAGAAATCGTGAAAAACCTTATTGATGAGGGAGCCAAACTTGGTGTAAGTTCTAGAGGTATGGGTTCATTGAAACCTAATACTCAGGGGGTCAATGAAGTCCAGAAAGATTTTATGCTGGCGACCGCCGCCGATATCGTCGCTGACCCTTCAGCTCCAGATGCATTCGTAGAAGGTATCATGGAAGGAGTTGAATGGGTTTGGGACAATGGTCTCTTGAAGAGGATTGACCTTGAGTACGCAAGAGACCAAATTAACTCTGTTGCCGCCACTAAGTCAAGTGTGCTAAAAGAGGAAAGACAGAAGGCTTGGATTTCCAAGTTCGAAATCTTCGCCTCCAGTTTGCGGTAACCCTAAATAGATAACAGGACACTTTCTAATACTAAGGATTCTAATGACTGAACAAGAAATGTTAGAACAAATTTTGGATGAGGAAGGTACGAAAGTGGCGACGCCTGGTCAATCGGGGAAAGCCGAAGACATGGGCGGAGAAGATGGTGAGTCTAAAGCTCTAAAGATGAAGACCGCCGGAAAAGGTGCCGCGAAAGCTAAAAAGGCATCTGCCGAACCTTCTGCCACTAAGATAAAAGAACCATCCGATTCATCTGAAATGATGTATCAAGACGAAGTCGAAGCCGTTGAAGAGGGAGAACTACCTCCAGCTCTGAAGAAGGCTATGGACGCTAAAAAAGGTAAAGACGATAAGGAAGAAGAGGAGGAAGAACAAGAAGCTCCTGTGAATCCACGTACCAAACTCGGAATGTTGAAACAAGTATCCGAGCGTCTTGGAAACATGAAAAAGGCCGAGGTCGAGGAAGTCCTCAAAGGTATGAAGACCAAAGAGGAAGAAGAAGCCCGACTCGCCGCAGAAGCTAAAAAAGAAGAGGAAGAAGAACCAGAAGAGGAAGAAGAAGTTAAAGAGGCCAAACCAGCAGCTACTAAGTTAGAGAAGCTGAAGGCCGAAGACTTGAACCTTGACCTTGGTGACTCGACTCAGGAATTGTTTGAAGGACAAGAACTTGATGAGGAGTTCAAACAACGAGCTTCAGTTATCTTTGAGACTGTAGTCAGTAAAGCAATTCTGGAACAAGTCAATCAACGCTTAGAGACACTGGAAGAGGTTGCAGCGGTCGAGATCGCTGAGGGTATTGCCGAAGCCGAGGTTTCAATGGCAGAAAAGATTGATGACTACTTGACATATGTCGCCGAAGAGTTCTGTAAAGAGAATGAACTGGCCATTGAGAGAGGCATTCGTGCTGAACTCGCTGAGTCATTCATTACTGGACTCAAGTCACTTTTCGAAAAACATTACGTAGATGTGCCCGAAGAAAAGGTTGACATTGTAGAACAACTCTTCGCGAAAGTCGAATCTCTAGAAGAGAAACTTAATGTTGAAATGCAAACAAACATTGAGGCTCTCAAAGAAATGAAGAACTTCAAAAAAGTCGAAGCTATTGCTGAGGTTTGTGAAGGACTAACGTCAGTGGAAACTGACAAAATGTGTGAACTGGCAGAAGCCGTTCAATACGACAACCATCAAGAGTTTGTTGAGAAAATCAATACACTCAGAGAATCGTATTTTAATACACGAGAAACATCGAGCATTGAAGAAACACGACAGACACTCACTGAAGCAGTTACAAACACTGAAGAAGAGGGTACTGAAGAGACTTCTGACACGATGCAACGATACACCCAAGCTATCCGCCGAGTACAACGGATAGTAACTTAAACAAGACAGGAGCAACTATGTATCTTTCGGAACAACTCCAGAAGAAGTGGGGCCCAGTCCTTGAGCATCAGGACTTACCTGAAATCAAAGACCCTTACAAAAAGGCCGTCACAGCTATCCTTTTGGAAAACCAAGAGAACGCATTGCGCGAACAGTTTGTCTCAGAACATTCTATGTTCCTGTCAGAGGCCGCACCAACAAACGCCATGAGCGGTGCTAACGGACTAGGTGGTTTCACTGGTGCATCTGTGGGAACAGGTGACCAGGCCATCCAGTTTGTTGACCCAGTGCTTATTAGCTTGGTAAGAAGGGCAATGCCTAATCTTATCGCTTATGACATTTGCGGTGTTCAGCCAATGACTGGACCAACTGGACTCATCTTCGCGATGCGTGCACGTTACGACAACCAGGCTGGAAGTGAGACTTTCTATAATGAGCCTAATACTTTCCATTCTGGTCAAAACACATCTGATGGTTCCGCCATCACTTCAGCTCAGTCCGCTATTCTCGGACAGGGTAGTGGTTCACCACTCGACCTAGCCCTTAGTGGTCAAGGTGGAGGTGCTTCCGTACTGGAAGGTGAATCGGCAGGTGACGGATCAGCTCGAGCTAACGCTTCGACTGGACTGGGAACACAGGCAGGTCAAATCGCCGAAATGGCGTTCAGTATCGAGAGAATGTCCGTAGAGGCAAAGACTCGAGCACTGAAAGGTGAGTATTCAATGGAACTGGCTCAAGACCTTCGTGCAGTACACGGACTTGACGCTGAGACCGAACTCGCTAACATTCTTTCGACTGAGATTCTTGCTGAAATCAACAGGGAAATCGTTCGAACAGTTTACACCATCGCCAAGCCAGGTGGAGCTAATAACACCGCCGCTGGTACACTCGACCTGTCCGCAGGTAGTGGTGACCACGATGGACGATGGTCCGTAGAACGCTTCAAGTCCCTCATGTTCCAAATGGAAATTGAGGCCAACGAAGTAGCAAAAGGAACACGACGCGGTAAGGGTAACATTATCATCACTTCAGCAGATGTTGCGTCCGCCCTTCAAATGGCTGGTGTTCTTGACTACGGAAACATCCTGAACGGAATGAACAGCCTGAATGTCGATGACACAGGTAACACATTCGCTGGTGTCCTGAACGGACGCTTCAAAGTATACGTTGACCCATACGCAGGTAACTTCACCGCTGGTTCAGACAACGGAATGCACTATTTCGTAGTTGGATACAAAGGTTCAAGTGCCTATGACGCTGGACTGTTCTACTGTCCATACGTCCCACTGCAGATGGTTCGTGCTATCGGTGAAAACACCTTCCAACCAAAGATTGGTTTCAAGACACGTTACGGCGTAGTTGAGAATCCATTCAGTCAAGGTTTGACAGTTGGTGCCGGTGTAGTAACTGCTAACAGTAACGAATACTACAGAGGTGTCGCAGTCAAAGGACTGTTAGGATAATCTAAGTTAACTTAGAGGCATTCACAGGGAGGGGGGAAACCTCCTCCCTTTTTTTGTTTGTAATGGTTATTAGGTGATAACTGGAATGGGATATAATGAGTATGAAAGACTTATACGCCGACTCGGCAAACGCTTATCAAAAGTTTCAACAATCAGCATTGTATTTATTCTTATTACCTTGTGTTCTGGTTGTTCTAGTTTTCGTGATTGCACTTACTCCATTTCGGATAGTAGACACAGATGCAAATCGTGCGATGCACGGACTGGATGCGGCTCCTACTGCACCAGTTTCAACCCCTTCTTTGACTCCCCCTACAGATGGCATCCAAAAGGAAAGTTCACAGGATGTGGTAGTTGGGGATGGTATTTCGGAGACTGATGGCAATACAGACCAACCCACAAACGACAACTGATAATCATAACTTTCTACAGAATGTATCATTTGAGTTTGGCATTGGTCGTTTTCCAAATCTGAACTTCTTTGTTCAAAGTGTCACACTCCCTGGCCTAGACCTTGGGTCCGCCTCTATTCCCACTGGTACTGTACCATACAAATACTACTCAGAAGTTATTGACTTCCAACCACTGACATTGACATTTGCAATAGACGAAGAT